CCGGCTGCTGTACGATAGCCGGCTTTACCCACAGGAATGAGTCCCTTAATTTGGGCTACGTAATCGCGAGTACGATTAATCTCCTGATCTCCGTCAATAATGAGGTCAGTAGAACCGTCTACGATCGCAAAGCCGGCGGCTACCGCGTCGTCTCCAATTGGCATTTTGACCTCCTTATAGGCCGTCGTCCCACGTATTGCTACTTGGTGCTGAGTCCCAAACCAAGTCAGCTGTCGCATCGTCCCACGAACCCGGCGTAACAAATCGACGGATCTCTAGAGTCGGGTAAGAACGATCGCCTTCTTTGTCAGAGACGAAGATTTGTTCAGTTACTTTCACTACGGTTTTCGTGCCAAGAGTATTCCTGAGCTCAACCAGATCTCCTAGGAAATAGTCAACCTGATACACATACTGCGCATTTTGGTTGATCTCTCCATCAAACCCGGAGAACTTTCTTGACTGCCCGAGAGCTTCGGCACCTCGTTGATCCATACGAGCATTGGCCACAGATGAAGATGCGTCTGTAATATCGCTCGCAGTGACAACCATTACTCTTCGGTCAAAGCCGGACACGCTGGAACTCACGTCGGGAGCGTAGACTGTTCGAACCCCTACTGGGGATATAACGATCGCTACGTTCTTGTATTGGGTCTTCGTGGTCAACTGAGAAGTGTTTTGCAGGTTATCGAGGCCCTGGCTGAAAATGACCGCCGGGTAATCGGTCTGCTGAGAAGTACGATCGCTTCCCATGTAAATATCGAACCAGAGTTCGCTTTCGTCATAATTTCGAATAAGACGGAAACCCATATCGTAGACGTCACAGAGTCTCTTCTCTGCGTCGTACAAAGTCATGGGTTCCATTTCATAATCGATGAGATCCGTTGGTTCATCGATCGTGTCGGTTGGGAAGAACGTGCTGTCTTGATCGATGTATGGAATAACATCGTTCGAACTCAAAAGACCGAGAACGCATATATTCTCAAAAATGGTTCGAGCGATGGTAGCCGGAGCAGTGTCAGATATAACCCATTTGGTATCGAGCGTGTCTGACAGACTGTATCGAACAACTCTCTGGGTCAAGAGATACTCGAGTGAAGGTCCAGTGGCCGTAAGGATCGCTTTCCCTTCAGAATCCGTAGAATCCTGAACGGTTTCGATTTCCATGACCCGCCAAGAACCTCGCAGAGCTAAACGGACGCCCTCCAATAGAATCTTCCGATTCTCGTCCGTAGCTTGTACCGTTAAACGAAAGTCGCCAAGCGAATTGAACCGCTCTGCCCAGATAAGCGATTCATACTTCTCGAACACCTCGACGCGGCGAAACTGATCGTCAAGGATGTAGAGCTCCATCACAAACCTCCGTATCGAGGAGTATAAGTGATGTTATAGGGGATGGCTGCTCCAGTCGCGTAAACGCGAATATAGTTATCTCCGTTCTGGAGCGAGATCCAGTCAGATTGAGCGGACATCGCATAGAGCAGAGACGTGACGATGCCCCCACGATTGAGCGTGATTGACTTAGAGCCGAAGTTGGTGTTGATGGTCACGATATCATCGGCCAACAACGAAGCGGTGAACTCCAAAGCCTTCACGGTGTTATCTGGTGCTCTGTGGTAGAACACGAAATCCGAGAGAGTCCGATCTACATTCAGAACAAACACTAAACCCGTGTCCACCGTTCCATCGTATGTGACGAGAGTTTCGGTAGTGTCCGAGACAGTGTCGCCGTCGATCGAGACGTCATCGATATCGAGGAAATCGGGATCCATGCAAAGGATCGAAATATCCATCTGAGGCTGCTTCGAGAAAGGTGGAGATTCGCAAGACTCAACCCGGCCTTGGATGGTAACTTCAGGGCCCTCGGTATCGAAGAATTTAAGGTTCACGAGCGATTTAGTCATGAACCACTTGTAGAGAGCGTTCCTCAAAGTACGAACCGTCGTCGTGACGAAGTCCGGTTCGAGACCCAAGGATATGACGATGTTTCGTTCCTCTCGGCGAGAACTCTGGTATTGCTTTCCATCCTTGCCGGCCCAGCTTGAGGAAACAATGGTTGCCTTTACGGGGTCGAGCCCCCGAATCTCTTCGAGGGCGTACCCATCCGTCACATCGTCGAACACGAACGTCAGGAGATCGCCCGCGGCAGTTCGCACTTCCAACTGATTAAGCATTTGCGGACACTACTCCCTTCGCCACTGCTAGCTGGTTCTTGGTTTGCCTGTAGATCTCAGCCTCAGACAGAGCCTTCGGCGAGTTGTTGTACTGGTTGTAGTTGAATGTATCTCCACCACGGCGCGATTCGTCATCGTCCGCAGCGTCCTGGCTCTCTTGGAAGCCAGCAGAAACGTCCGTAGCTTTCCTAGAAGACACCTGAACTGACATCGGCGTAGTAGAAAGAATCGAACCAATCTGGCCCGCAGTCTTTCGAACACCGCTAAGATCCAGCACCGGCGTGATTGTCGGAGCCATGTTGATGTCGTTCTTCATGAGTGCCGGGATGCCAGAAAGAGAGCGACGGAGCGATTCGAGCGCACCGTCTCCCATGTCCTCGGCAGCACCAGCCACCACATCAGCAAGGTTGTAGATACCCACGGCCATACCTTGAGCCGAGAATTCGCCAACCTCAACGAAAGCCCTCGCTGGGGAGTTGATTCCCAGGAATTCCTTCGCAGCATTCAAGGCATTCTTTGCGACGTCTTTCGCTGCCTTGGAGATGACGCTGGATCCGCCTAGTAGACCCTTAGCCATGCCCTCGATGATGGCGGTAGCAAGGTTTCCGCCAGCTTTACCTAGTTCTTCCGATTGATTACGGATCGTGTCAGCAAGTCCGTTGATGAACTTGATGATGAAGTCTGCGCCGGCCTTCAGGACTTTGGGAAGACCATCTCCCATGCCTTCGATAAACTCAGCCACAATCTCCAGAGCGACGTCCGTCATCTCACGAATATGCGAACGGATCGACTTGAGGATGGCGAGCAATATGTTGTAGCCCGCCTCAGCCATCCTGGGAGTGGCCTTCTCTAGAATGTCGATCAAATATAGAATGAGCTTGAGCAACGCCTCGGCCAGTTTCGGCGTGATGGCGATAATAGCGTCAAGCAACGCAATGAGGATCGCTGTCAGAGCCTGCGTCATTGCAGGAACAGCATTCCCAAGGACACTAGCAAGCGTTACAAGAGCTACGCCCAACCCCTTGATAATGGTTGGTATAAGACCGATCAGGGCGCTCACGATGGCTACGATGGTCGTCGTAAGTGCCGCTCCGGATATGCTTAGCGCTGTAATGGCGAGAGAGAATGCCAGTAGACCAACGCCGGCCGCCAGTAGACCAACGCCGATTAGAGCGACCGCCACGCCGAGACCGAGCAACGTCGGGATAACGGGCGTAAGAAGGGCTCCTGCTATTCCAAGGACGATGAAGACGCCGGCCAGGGTAGCAAGTCCCTTTACTATCTCTCCCCAAGACATTTGTCCGAAGGTGAGAAGAATCGGAGCCAAGATGGCAAGTGCGCCGGCAACGATGAGTATCGCGGCCGCACCACCCAAAGCTCCCGACATGACATTCACGGCCACAGCGATGATGAGCAACGCTCCGGCTAGAGTAACGAGACCCTTCGCAATCTCGCCCCAACCCATACTCCCCATTTGCTTCAAAGCGTCGGCCATCATCCCTAGAGACGCGGCAACGATCAGAATACCCGCGGCCGTCAGAGGCGCGTATGGAGGAATAAGAGTTAATGCCAAGCCAATAAGCAACAAACCGCCAGCCATCGCGGTAAGTCCAGCACCGATATCGCTCCAAGACATTCCGCCCATCTTCTTTAGGGCGTCAGCCATCAGTCCAAGGGCAAAGGAAACCCCTATGATTCCGACGGCAATAAGAGGAGCGGTGGGAGGGATCGCCGACAAAGCGATTCCCATCAGCAAGAGTCCGCCAGCCATCGCGGTGAGACCCTTACCAATATCCTCCCAAGACAGCTTAGCGAAGTCGAGCATCGCCAGAGCAAGGATCTTTATGCCCGTTGCGAGGAGAACAATTCCTGCGCCGGCTAGAACGCCACCCTTTTCGACCGCAGCGAACTTGGTGAAGAGAGCCAGAGCCACGAGGACCGCGCTTACCCCGGTCAAACCCTTAGCTATTTCTTCCCAGCTCATTCCGGAAATATCGCTCACGGCGCTTGCAAGTATCTTAACCGCCACAGCAAGAAGGTTTAGCGCGATGCTGCTGGCAATCATCCCTGGCGCTGGAGGCATCAGCCTGACCGCGGCAGTCAAAGCTCCGATCAGAACAGTTACGCCGGTCAAGCCCTTGGTGAGTTGTTCCCAACTCAAGTCAGCAAGCTTCTTAACTGCGACAGCCAAGATATCGACCGCTACCGCCAACAGGATCAGACCTGCTGTGATCAGAGGAATCTTGACGATTCCCTTCACGCCTGTTGCGTGACTGAACAGAGTCAGAGCCCCAAGCAGTTGACCAAACATCACCGTAATGGCAGTCAACGACTTCGTGAGATCGTCCGCCGGAATCCTAGACAGTTCTTTAACCGAGATGGTTAGAATTCCGATGGCTAGAGCAATCTCAAGCAAAGTAGCCGCACGAAGCGTGTTTTGCATGGTTTGCATCGTGTCAGTCAATTGACCAAGTGCTTGTGTAGCATTGTGCAGCAGACCCGTGACGCCGCCACGACCGAACGCGTTTCGAATCGTGAGAATGAAGGTGCCGAAGAGGCCCGTGTTCAGCCCCTTGAACAGATCGTCGAAGTTGAACTCTCCGACCGCTTTTCGGATATAATCCGAGAATGGACCGAAGGCGTCTAAAATCTTGGTGCCGAGCTGAGAAGCATCATTAGCTACGTTGTCCAAGACATGAAGTACTCTCTCCCAGACATCGACAATAACTTCACCGAGTCTGGTAAGAGGTTCGAACTTCGCGACAAGACCAGTCAAGCCTCGAGCAGCTCGAGCGGCATCAAAGTTGTCGAAGAGCTTGGCTGCGTATCCGACGAGAACACGGAGAAGGTTGATCGGAACCGCAAGAACATTTCCTACAGCTCCAAATATCTTCTCGAAGCCTTTACCTTCTTGAATAGCTTTACGCAGTTCGACTAGGAAATCGCCGATACTTGCGGTTATCGTAAGGAAATCCCCGGTTCCCTTATTGGCGATACCCAGGAGACGTGCAAGAACTGTTGCTGCTGCCTTTACAGCATCCCATCCGATTCCAAAGATCGCAAACAATCCGGCAAATGTCCTCCGGAGCTTATCTGCGTTTTCCCCGCCGATCTTCAGTGTCTCGGTGAAAGAACGAATGGCGTACGTGATGTTGTAGAGACCAACTGCTGTTGCTTTCGGGAATATCTCGCGGAAACCTTCCCGGATTGGCTTCAGAACCGCCAGGAGAGCTTCGAATGAGTTCCCGATAGAATCGATCAGAACATCTCGTCCGCCAAGATCTTTCCAAGTCTGAAGAAGCTCGTTTCGGTTGTCAGCCGAATTCTTGATGAAACCACCAAGCGTATCGTTGACCGACGTGAAGAGGTTCCGAGCTTCATCGAAGTCGCCAAATATGATTTGCCACGTCTGGGCCCATCCTGAACCGGCGCTCTCACGCATCGTACCAAGAAGCTGAGTAAGGGTCTTGACCTTCGTGGCAGCGTCCGTGGCGTCCTTGCCCATCGCAATGATGTCGAGGGCTTGTTGCTTGGAGTAACCCATAGATATGAGTTGCTCTTCGTTCAAGTCAGCGGTAAAGTGCGACAACGTCTCAGTGAGGATGCTAGCGGTAGCCCAGCCCTTCTCCAAACTACCGCGGAAGCTGCCAGCATCCTTGATCATCTTATCGACAGCGACGCCATGCACTCGTGCTGTCTGAACCAAGGCATCCTGGAAAACTTTACCACCCAGACCCGCGTTCACGACCGAGTTCCAGTCGATGAGCTTCAAGGTCCCAGTAGCGATCGCCTGGGATAGCTGATACATCGCATTTGAAGCTTGTTCTGCAGACGAACCCGAAACAGCAGCCAAGTTGGCGATACCCTTGATGGCGTTCGTAGCCACTTCCAGCTTAACGCCGGCCGCGGTGAACGTACCAATGTTGTGCGCCATTTGGGAGAAGTTGTAGATGGTCTGATCCGAATATAGGTTAAGCTCGTTGAGCGCCTTAATTACGTCGTTCAGACCAGTGTTTTGCCAACGCGTGTTCGACAGGATCGTCTGGATCGAGTTGATGTTGGTTTGGTACTCTTGAAGACCTTGATTGATCGGATCGACAGTTAGCGATTTCACCAACATGAAACCGGTTTCTGCGGCACGATTCGCGATGTTAGCCAGCGCCGTGATAGCCACGACAGACATCGCGTGGAAACGGTCTGAGATGCTGTTTACGCCCTGCTCTATGTTTCCGAGTTGGACGTGATTGGCGGCGGCGCTTACCTGCTCGAAACCTCGGGAAGCTCCTTCAAGCTTCAAGCTTTGGTTTAGTTTATCGAGCGCAGCTAGTGTGGATCTGATTCCTTCTTCGAATTGCTTGTTGTTGAACTGCATATCAACAACGCGCTCATCAACTTCCTTGCTCATCCTGAGGTCACCGCCTTCCACACCTTGTTGGAGATTCTGTCGAATATGGGTTTCAGCGCTGGATTGATGTAGTCCCGGCCTTGGACGTATCCGCCCGTGCCAGTCCCATAGCCGTACTGGAGCATGATGGCCACTGGGAAACCGCTCTCTACGTCAGAGTTTAGCCAGGTGACGGTATACTTGCCGTTTTTAGCACTTGCTTCGTATCTCCAGGAGCGAGCCGTTAAGCCGCTATCAACCGGAGTTGCCAAAGCAAGAGCGGTAACGCCCTCACGACCTGCTTCGTTGAGGATCGAGAGAATATCGACCCTCTGAGCGTTCCTTAAAAACGACTCCGTTTTCTTGAAGGAGCCGCGCGACGAAAAGGATATCACTACAGCTCCTATCTTATTATCGAGGGTCGACGATAAGGTTTCGAGGACCGTAATAGCCCGTGTTTGCCGTGACTCTAAACATCCCTTGAATGTTGTATGAGCTACCCGGAGTCAAACCGGTAACTAGAGAAGACCATCCGGAACACTGATCGTCTAAACCAGCACTATCGCCACGTTGCGCCACAGCGCGATCGTCAGAGGCAGCAACAATAACGCTTCCGGACCCTAAAGTGGATCCGGCTCGAATTTCCCAACTCATGTAAGCTATTCCAGAAGAAGCACTATTCACAATATATGAACCCCAGTGAATGAGAACTTTTCCGGAAGCTGGAGCAACGAAAGCAAGTTGTGGTGTTGTCGAGCTTGTAAGTGTGGCGGTGTAAGTAGTGCTACCGGTACTACCAGTAGCAGTCAATTTATTCTCTTGAATTCCCGACAAAACCGCAGAAAGACCAGCAGGCGTAACAGCTCGAGCAGTATCAGTTCCGGTAATAGTTTCAGCGCTCGTCGCGAGCTCTACGATTCCTTGCGCTGTGTCGCTTGCTACTTTTGCTTGGAGACCAGCAGGCGTAACAGCTCGAGCAGTATCAGTTCCGGTAATAGTTTCAGCACTGGTGGCGAGCTCTACGATTCCTTGCGCTGTATCGCTTGCCACTTTTGCCTGGAGGCCAGCAGGTGTGACGGCTCGAGCGGTGTCGGTTCCGGTGATAGTTTCAGCACTGGTGGCGAGCTCTACAATTCCTTTCGCTGTATCGCTTGCTACTTTTGCTTGGAGTCCGGCCGGCGTAACGGCTCGAACAGCATCGGTTCCGGTGATAGTTTCAGCGCTCGTCGCGAGCTCTACCTTACCTTTCACTGTCTCGCTCGCGTCTGGCATGAGAGGAAGAGCCGATCCAGCATTGATCTCAGTGCTATCGTGCTGCACCAAGATCAGATCTCCGGATCCATTGATGTACCCGTCGATGACCGTAGCGTCTTCTAACGCCGTCAACCGAATTAGGTTCATACTTTGTACAGTTGCCATGGCTCCTCCTTTCTAGAGAGAGCTGATCTGATACGTGTCGGCGTCGATATTAATGACCGAAGGCCAAGTCACTTCGAAAGTATTCGAACCGAGATCCGTAATTACATCATCCGGACCGGTTATAGTAAAGGTTCCATCTCCATGATCTATGACCAATAGGATGGAGTTCTCCTCTACAACATCCCAAATCTCTTGAGGAGTGGGAAGTCTTGGGTCAGTTGTTTCTGTCCCGTAAAGAATGTCTTCGATTGCCTGTACGGTCCAAGAATATGCGATCGAAGCGGAAACAATCAAATGCGCTGCTTTCTTAGCTCCAGGAACGTCGATCGGAATTGTAGTGAAGTTCCAACTAAACGCGCTGGTTTCTCTCTGTTGGTACTGACGTCTCGATGGAGATGTTGTCGCGTTGTAGACGATGTGGATTTCATAAGAGTCCTCAATCATTACGCGATAACTAAAACCGAATCGAGGCGCTCTTTTCTGAAGCAAGACATCAGCGTAGAAAGAACTGGGATATGTAAAAGCTTCTATCGTCCCAGAAAACTCGCCTTTAGGCTGACTTGCTGAAACCTTCACCCCATCAATATAACGAGACTTTACCTGAGACTCCAATGGTGACTCAGTGACAGAGGTCAGCCCATTCCACGCCTCGCCAGGGCCGGTTGTGGGATATAAAACGCCACGATCTACCCCTTGATGGTATTCTCGATCGCCATCCCACGTTAACTTAGTCATTTCAGTCACCTCCTTTTTCTCAGGGAGCAAATATCGCAATAAGTTCGTCTGGAGTTGGAAGAGAGGGGTCGGTCGACACCGTCCCATACAGAAGATCTTCGACATCAGAAAGAACGCCGGGATCTGAACTCCTAGAGTCGATCACCAAATGCGCTGTAGGTCGAAAACCCGTAATTCCTGGCGGTTTGGTGCTTAAAGCCCAACTGAGCTTCGTAGGCTCCGGAGAACCACCAATCGACGCGTAGCTTCTCTGCGTCGGCGACGCAAGTGCGTTGTAAACAAGGTGGAGTTTATAGGCGTAATCCGACCCAGCAACGTCGTTTCCGACTCGAGTTCGATAACACAACCCGAAAGACTTTCTTGGTTGCTGAGTGGCGTAAAGCCCGTTGTGTATGCTGACTGCTCCATCGCATACTCCGAATTCTTCTGGAACAGAGAGAGTTTCGATCGTCGCTTCGAACTCTTCAGCGGTAAGGAGATTGAGATACTTCTCCCCATCTAGATAATACGGACGAGGCTCTCCTCCAGTGACGTTTTCAGTAACAGAGATGAGACCCATCCACGCAACACCTGGATCGGAGTCGACATAAAGAACTCCTCTGTCTACTCCCATCTCAAAGAATCGTTCTCCTTGATCGTCCCAAGTGAGTTTGCTCATTCTGTCACCTCCTATCCCCTAGTCCCCATTGAAGCTTTGCGTTGGGCATTGAGAGCTCTTTGCTGAGCCATGGCGTCGCGTTTGCCCATCTTCTTTGGAGTTGAACTCTTGATGTTGCAGACTTGTATCAGAGTGAGAAGACGGTTGAGATGCCAATACTGACACTCAAACGGAATGTTTAACGTGATCATCCAATGATAAATGATCTCCGCCGTAATTACTTCTCGACTCGGAGGACGTTGACCTTGGGGTTGAGTGATGATAGTGGCAGTCATTTGCGCGTTAATGTAAGCATTGACTGCGTCATAGTTCTCTTTCGAGAATTTGGAGAAAACTTCCGGAGGAACTTCGTCATTGAGAGTCATCGCTTGGACATACCAAAGCGTTTGATCTGAAGTCTTGTTTGTCTTCAAGAACGGCTTCTCGAAATTTGACTCCCATTTTGACAGTGAGACCAGAGAATGCTCCAGTTTCAAGTCGAAAGTTACTCCTTCGACAAACTCTTGCTTTTCTTCGTCGAATAGTTCCGTCAAAGAAACCTTTATAGTAAGCATTCTCTGGCCTCCTTTCTCTGTTGACCGGTTTGTTAAGCGAAGGTGAACCACCACTGGTCTTGTGCCGTCGCCGGGAACTTGTAGCCGGCGGCCGGAACGGCCTTGGCCACGGAGTTGGCGGTGATCGGCCAGGTGCCTGCCGCACGGACCACGCCGTTGAGCAGGTAGATGACACCGGTGTCGCCCGGAATCGTGACCAGATCGGTGGTCGAGTTGTAGGTGGGTGCCGTGGGCGTGACCTCGACCACTGTGCCGGCGAAGAACGCGAGAACCTCGTCAGGCGTGGGCAGGCGAGGGTCGTCGCTGACAGTGCCGTAGAGGGCGTCCATCAGATCCGACAGCGCGTCGGCATCGACCTTCGTCGAATCGATCACGATGCTCGAAGTCGGCTTGTATCCATCGATGACAGCGGGAACCGTGTAAAAGTCCCAGCTGAAATTGATCGCCTCGGGCGAGTCGTTGACGGTGGCGTAGGCCTTCTCCGAAGGAGATGCGGTCGCTCCATAGATCAGATGCAGTTTGAAGCCGGCCTCGGGATCGAGATCGTTGCCGACTCGAGTCCGATAGGACAGACCGAAGGTCTTCCTCACCTGCTGACCGATGCTCACGCCAGGTTCCGGAGACGAGGTGCCGTCGCACTCACCGAACTCGTCGGGGTAGGTGAAGGCTTCGATGGTGCCCTCAAGCTCTTCGAGCGAGTAGAGGTTGAGGTACTTGATGTTGTCGGCGTACTGCGGGTTGGCTTCTCCGCCAGAAGGCGACTCGGTGACGGTCGTAAGACCCATCCACGCGACGCCGTTGTCATACACGCCGGAGCTGTTCGGAATGTAGAGGACCCCGTGATCGACGCCCGTCTCAAAGAGACGAGTGCCGGCCTGGTCCCAGGTCAAAGCAGTCACTTCAGTTCTCCTCAGAAGTAAAGTTCGAAGACGTCGTGATTCAGTTGTGCCACCGCAAACCACCGGTTGTGGATACACATCTCCAACGCCGCAACCTTGAGTCGAATATCGCTATTCGGATCCTGGGCGATTACAGTCAACGTGTACTTCTCGGTGTAGCGATAAGGCTTATTGCCAGCGAACGCGGATCGTGCAGTCGATCTTTCGTATCGAATACACGGGTATTCCATTGCCAGACTAGCCGGAGGTTGGAAATATACGTGACCATCCTCGCCTATCAACTCCACGAGAATATCATGGAGCTGGGGCTGTCGGTCCATTGTAGACACCTCCCAACCTCAAGAGGAGGCGGGGAGCCTGGACTTCGACACTGTCAACCGTCCATTTGGCTCCCTGCCACACGACATAGCGAATGGCAAAGAAATGTTCGTTGGCGTAGGCATCCGCGACGATGCTGATGGCGTTTTTGACGGAAATATCGTTGTTAACTTTCTCCGCCTCGTCCCAACGCCTAGTGTTTCGTTGAACGTCTCCGTAATATGAAATCTCGGTTATCGAATCAACGAAAACACCCGGCCGGACTTCCACCGACTCGCCGTATCCGATTGCGCCGTAGAACCTTGCCATGGTGATTACCGCCTATTAGGCAGCCGGACGCGTGAACGACCACTCGTCTTCGGCGTTGGTGAGGAAGTAGTAGCTGGCCGATGCCGGAACCGCGATAACATTGAGCGTGTCACCCGGGTCGAGAGCGGCCTGAGCGCCCGCGGAGAGCGTCGCGCTGGTGTCGGCGTTCTTGTAGGTAACGCCGGTCTGGGTCGGGATGGTGACCACGCCGGTCAACTCGACGAAGGTCGGTTCGGTGATCGGGTTCACCAGAGCCGCACCCGCCGCAACCGACTTGATGACCAGCGCCGACTTGATCTTGGTGAGGGCGCCGGAAAGTCGGGTCTCGATCAGGTACTTGAGCTGGTTGTAGTCGATGTCGAAGTCGTCGAAGAACGTCGTCTCGCCGCCCTTGTCCGCACCGATGTTGTAGTCCCGGAGGTTGACGATGATGCCGATGAGGTCTTCCTCGTCCTCCATCGGTTCGACCGTCACGATCTCGTTGACCATGAGCTCAGCGGCCAACTCGGACGGCGTCTTCCACATGCGGTGGCCGTCGGCATCGCGGGTAACCATGAATTTCGACAACCACACCTCGGTGGTGTAGAACGTCGGGTTCCCGCTGCCCTTGTAGAAGCGGCGCGACTCCAAGATCGCGTCGACGACCTCGGTCATCGAGGAGCTGGCGTCCGAAACGTTGGCGTTCACAGTGGTCACGAAGAGTTCGTGATCGTACAGGATCGAACGGATGCCGGTACCTTCGGTGGCACCGATCGGGTCCTTGACCTTGTCCTCGTCGTCCACAGCGCGTCCGTCGCCGATGAGGATCGCGCGAGCGAGCTCCTCCTTGAGCATGACCTGCATCTCGGCCTTCATCCAGGCCACCACGTCGAGATCGGTGATGTCCAGAACGTCGTCCCGGTCCAGCTTCTGCTTCTTGTAGATCGTGGTCGGGCCGGTGGTCCGCTTGGTGAGACCGAACCATTCTTCCTTCTTGTACTCACCCTTGATGTAGCCCTTGGCGCGAGCCTCGAGCTGGGTGATGTCGGCCGTGACGGTCTTCACGCGAGAGAACGGGCTGTGAGCGGCGCCGTTGAGCACACCATTCACCCATTCCATCCGGCGCTGGTTGAACTCGGGCCGGTCGTTGAGGAGCTTCGCGTCCGGAAACAGAAGGTCGATGTCGTTGATGCCGTGTTGGATCGCATAGGCCTCGACCGCGCTCTTGAGCGAGCCAGACTTCACGGCGTCCGCGACGATGCCCTTGACGGCGTCGTGCGACAGGACATGGCCGGTACCGTTCGCCGCCTGGCCGTCCTTCTTGTTCTTGTCGAAAACGTTCATGACGGTTTCGGTTCCTTCCTTGTGAGTGAGGTCTCCCTCTTGAGCGCCGTCCTTGTGCTCGGCGTCGCCGGTGGTTTGAGAGGCGGCCTGAAGCGCCTCCGAGATCATGAAGTGAACGACGTCTTTCTGATCGTCGGTCAGACTGTCGTAAACATCTTGAACCGTGGGTCCAGCGTCGGCATGCTCGACCTTCTCGTCCTTCGTGTCTCCTTCGACCTTCTCGTCCTTCTCGTCCTTGAGAACGCCGTGCTCGAGAGATTCTCCAGCAGAGATGATCGCTTCATCCGACAGAGTAGTGAAGTCGCCATCGCCATGGGCGATCTGGACGTTGTCGATGAACGCTCCCGGATTTGCACCCGAAAGAACGAGGCTGAGCTCTCGAATCATGCCGTGGAAGACCTGCTTCGACTTCTCGACAAGCTGGTTCGCGTAGATCGACAGCGCGGTGATGTCGCCGTGCTGAACGAGTTTCTTGGTATTCACGCCGGCCGGGGTGTCATTGAAGAAACCTCGAGCGTAAACACCGTCTGCGCGAGCCTCGAGAATGGCGTGACCGAGAACGTTCTCGGGAGTGTCGTGGCCATGCTGCCAGACGAGCGGAACCTTCTTGCCGTCCATGTGCTTGAACGCGTCGGGCATGATGGTTCGTCCGTCGGAGCACTTGAGACCAGCCTTGGTGGCGTAACCTGAGAAATCAGGTTCCATTTTGACTGTCTCCTTCCATTCCTGGTGTTTGGTTTTGGTTCGACTCCGACGGAGTCGGCTCTGGCATGTTTCTGTTTCGAAGTTCGTCGGCCTTTGGATCTGGAGAAGGCTTCCAGCCGATAGACTGTCTCATATCATTCGGTGTTGCCACTTCATTCCGAGTCAGCTTGTCGGCGATCTCCGCAAAGTGCTCCATAGGAACCAGCTTGAATGGATCACGGAATGCCATGATCCACTGTCCTTGGGAGCGGGCCGTCTTCGTAAGGAACGTACGGCGCATAGCCTCCATGATGGCCACGGTCAAAGGGTCAATGGTTCGGGCCTGGTAGTTAAGCATGGCCGATTCGCTGGCGGTGCCATTCATGATCTCCTCGGTTAGACCAAGTTGGCCATAAAGCATCTTCGTTAGGTACTCGATCTGCTTGAGGAGGTTGTTTTCCGCCGGCCGGTTGAGCTGGATCACCTTTTCGGTACCATCAGCATAGGCAACGCCATACTTACTTCCCGTCAATTGCGCTTCGAGATCCGCACGACGTTGTTGCGCTTGTTCTCGTCGAGCTTCACTCTTCACAACATACGGAAGTTGAATTATGATGTCGAGCTTGCCCGAACTTGACGCTTCATCCACCGCATCCAGGAGGTTTAGTTTCTTGATTAGCCTCTGAAGTGTCGAGTTAGGCTCGTTCATCACCGCAAGAAGCGGATTCTCGACGATCGCGACGAACTTCTTTTCGAGAGTTACCTCTTCATGAAGTCCGGTTGCTTCGTTATAGAGATTGACCCGAACGTGTTTCGGATACCACTGGACTACTTCTCCAACTCGAAGCGTCTTTATGTCGAAACCGCCGGAAGTAGATGGATTGATTGTGGTGTCGACGGGAACAATTGCCGCAACGCCTCGGTCGAAAAGCTGCATGGCAATGTTCTGCTTGAAGTGCTGAGCTCCTTGATCGACGTTCGCTTCGACCTTAAGGCAGTTGCTCAACCCGCTCTCGACGTCTTCGAGATACTTTCCGGCACTGTCGACTCGAACGTGTCGGATGTCCATCGAAGAAACGTCGATACTGAGACGCGTGTAGACTCCAGCGATAATCGACCTCTCGTTGGAATAACGGAGACGAACTCGGTCTGGCGGCCTGGATCCGAAACTTCCATTGCCCGAGAACGGAGCGGAAAGCCGATCCGATTCTTGGTTTGTGAAAGCGTTCCAAGCGTGTTTGACCGCTTGCTTGAGCCTATCTCTGAGTCTTGGCATGACTCACCTCCCTCCTGAATATGTCGTTAGGTTGCGCGGAGGGACTTACGCCTCGAAAGTGGCGAACTGCATGGCAGCCTGATTCCTCACTGCGTTGCTCATTCGAAAGCCTCCTTATGGGCTTTGTAGGCGACGTAAGCGTCCATCAAGGCCGCCACGTTGTCGATTTTTTCGTCCTGCCGACGCTTCAAAAGTTTTCGATTACCGTTGGTGTCCTCAATCGTGATGGCATTACCCATCGCAAAGGACATAAGGCTTTCGTCGAAGAACAAACTTCGTTCACCACTCAGAATTTTCAACTCTCCTAGTGGAACCGATTCAGTTCGAGCCCCCTGAATGACTTTCTCGATTCCATAAGGTCCGTTTTCCTGCTCCCACCGAGTGACGAATTCTTTAGCGTTGTATGGGTCGAAACCCAAAGCACGAACGTCATACTTCTTCTCTTCGATGAAGTGATCCAAGTCATCGTAGACCTCCATCATGTCCAAGATTGTTCCTTCGAGGACTTGAAGGCTTCCTTCAGAGATGAATTCGTCGTACTTCTGTCTCATCGCACCAGGAAGTTTCATAAGAGTCAGCGAAGTGATGTAACTTCGAGTTTTGACTCCATAACCGATTCGAAGAGGAAAAAGAAAAGTGAATGCACAGAAGTCATCACCCTGCGAGAGGTCCGCTCCAAGAGCACACGGCAGTTGCCAGAACTCCCTTGGACGATGCGGTAGAGTCTCTTCGTAGGTGAAGAAGTAAGTGTAGCCTTCCATTGGAATGCCGAAACGCTTAGCTAGGATGTCGTTGCGAGAAGCTGGTGCTTTCTCAGCTCTCTCAACGTCCAACTGGTATGTTTCGTACGTAACCGTCAGGCCGATGTTCGGCTGAGCTTTCGGCCACATCTCAGGTTTGCCAACTTCGTCCAACTCATCTAGCTTGTAATGCCAAATGGAGACGTGAGGCGCTTGATACTCGCCCTTAAGAATGTTGGCTAATTCCATTTTGATTGTATCGCCGGAACCATTCCGAACCGTTCCTTCTGAACTAATGGCAACAATCAACCAGTCTTCAAGCTTCGAAGCTCCTTGCTCAATTGCTCCGACAACATCCTCTCTTAAGTCACCAGACAACCATTCATCAACAGTTGAAACCTTAGGACGAAGGCCCTGCAGCTTGTTGATGGCCATTGGACGGATCTCGAGGATGGATCCGGTAAGGAAGTTCTCCACACCCTTCTTCGTAGAGGCAAGCTTCTGACGATTGGCCTTTGAGCCCGTCGTGTTCTGCATAGAACCGGATGTTAGGAACCGGAACAGTGGGCCTCGACTGCGGGTGATGGATGTCCGTATGGGCGACATGACCTCGTCGGCTTGTTTCATGGTCGGCGCAGTCGTAATCTGGGCCGTGGTCGTGGTGTCGACGTTTAGGAAGAAGCTCTGGATGCAAGAGGCGTACATTGACTTGGCTCCGCCTCGAGCGAGGATGATGTACTGCTTGGTGGTCAAGCGTTTCTTGATTACCTTGTTTACATACTTGCCACCACGCCCCTTTGGAAGAGGGACATAAACTTTTCGTTCGATGAAGTAGTACCAGCCGAAGATCTGCTCAGCCCAGAGTTTGAATGTCGGAAGTAGATGGAGGTCACTTCCGTCAGTCAGCGTCAGTTCGTTCTCACAGTAAAGGATGAATCCTTCAACTGCTTGATCGTCGTAGTAGATGTTGGGATTGGCAATGAGCGCATCGATCCGGTTCATCTCCATGGCTATCTCGCGGTTCACCGGGATCTCGCCGCGGATCACAGCGTCGCGAAACTGCCCGTAGTAAACCGGTACCGCTGTGTTCGACAGGCTCATTGCCAACCCTCCCTTCCACAATAAAGCTTATTGGTCAGTAGGCGTAGAACCACTGCCAAGTCGGGGCGACGCTGTAGGTGATCGCGATGGTGCTTCCCGGTCGAACATAGAACATCCCGCTCGTCCGAGCTCCGATCGTGACACCGTCGACCTTGACCACGGTGACCGTGCCACCGGCGACCTCGACGAACATCGGATGTTCGGAGGTGTTCGTAGCCGTAACGGTCGACGCCGGAACGGCCGGCTTGTCGGCCCAGTCTCCGTCGGGAAGGCGCTTGTTCATGTAATCCTGGAGAGTCCTGAGTTGCTGGTCGTCCATTTCAATCCTCGTTTCTTCTTGGTTGTTACGGCTTGAGCACCTTTGCGATCTGCTTAGCCGTAAGGTCGCCGGCCACTTTAGAAGCCGCCTGTTTCCCGGTAGAAGCGAGAACACCTCCAACGAACTTGACCGCACGAGACGTCTTAGTCGGCGGTTTGAGTTGATTGAATTGTTTCTCCAGATTCATTCGGGTGACGAGTTGTTGAAGTTCTTGGTTGGTAAGAGCGTGTGTCCCACCAGCCTTGCGAGCTTTCGCATGAGCATCCTGCGCAGCTCGAGCATCTGGCGAACTCGCAGCTCGACGCCTCTCGGCTCGACGAACTCCCCACTTCATGCCCTTGACTCCGAAGTGAGAAAGCATCTCGTCAAGACCATCGATGCCAGATTGCATCAAAGGTTGGGCGAGCTCACAGTTGATGATGTGCCCCTGGTCGTCCCAGGTAAGTTTGAGTTCGATTCCTCCGTTGTCCGCGTGCTGGACTTGGGCCGGAACGATGGTGGCCGTCGGAAAAGTGTCGTTCATGTTCTGGCTAAACTTAACCTTCAGCTTGCCAGAAGGACTCGGACCGATGAGCTTCGCCGATTGTTGATTGAGAACACGATTGAACGTCTTCTCGGCGTCATTCATGTATTGCCGGCCGAGATCCGAGTCTCGCTTGATTGTCTTGCCCTTGTACTTCGGATTGTTGTTGAGCTTGGTCAGTTCAACCGCGTTCAACTGACGAAGAGACGCTTTGTAGACCATGTTCTGGACGCCAAGGCTCTTTGCTTGCCTGGTCCATTTGCGATCTGCCTTCGCGCGCGCGCCCGCGGCCGTCTGCTTTCGGACACCCCATCTCATGCCTCTGATCCCGAAGTGGGCGAGCGTTTCTTCCAAAGTGGTCTTACTCAAGGCTTACCCTCCTTTCAGGCAAGAACGATGAGGGGGAGGTAGTTGAAAACGTTCCCGTCGGACAGGTTGATTGTCGATGGGAAGCTGGAGGAAAAGTTTGTGATCTCGGCAATGCCTCTCCGATGATTTGAGATGCCGTATCCACCTTGTATGATCTTGTCCATACCTCCGTGTGTCCAATAAGCAACCCACGGATCGGTGCCTGAGCACACACTGACGATACGGACAAATCGGTCGGCACCTTGCGCTGCTATCGGAGAGGCGAGAGCCTTGAAGGACCAGTTGTGATCAGCCTGCCAGAGAGTGTCGTCATCTGGCGTGGAGTCTACGAAGTTTCCAGCATCGTCGTAGACGCCAAAACCGTTATAACCAGTCCCGGCCGAGCCGGGGATTGTGACAAACGCTCCGATGGCCGTTATCGCCTTGTTCTTCGGAACGTAGAGTCGAGTGCACCAACTCGGGCCGTGATTCGAATCTCCGCTGGCTGCTTCTATCGGAAAACTGGCCGAAAAAAGACCATAGGCTGAGAGCGGATAAGTCTCCCCGGCAGGACCAGCTGGACCTGGAGCACCATCAGCACCTACCAAAGAAGCAAGCCATGCTGCCTCGTCACCGACGAAGCCGTTGGCCACCGCCACCTCATAGGCAGAGGCGCCATTAACGCCGGTGAGGAAAGGAAGCGTGTTCCACGGAGTAAAACCGTCTCCCACCTTCACCTTGTCGGTGTCAGTCTCAACCGCAGGTTCGCCGGCGGCCAAAACTGGGTTCTTATCGGACCAGTTTGCCGAGGTGTCCCGTCGAAGTTTAAAGGTAGCCTTCATGTCAGGCTCCCCCTCCGTCCAAGACAAGATCTTCATCCGGAATGCTCGGAATAACCGGCGGAACCCACGAGTCGTTCTCACGGACGATGTTCATTCGCCACTCATGCTCGCGAATTTGGTTGTTCAACGCCTCGACGAGATACTGAGTGTTCGGAGCATCGAAAAGAAGTCGAACCCGGAGGTACATGTAGGTTCTGACCATGTTGTATCGGACGTCGCCGCCCGTGAAGTCGTCCCACGTGGCCGTTTTGTCCTCGATCATGAACCCATCTTCTGGGCCAATACCCAATTGGTGCAGCGTCGAGAAAACGCCGTTGATGTACAGCGTTATGTCCGAGTCAAAGACCGTGTAATCCTCATCCAGACCCAGATTCTTCTTGACGCTGGTCAGGATACTCTCGATCACGTGGGACCTCCCTTCTAGGTGATCTAGAACCTGCCTTCGTTCAGTCGCCGCTGCAGGGCCTTGATGGTCTGGCTGACTGGAGCCGAGATAACCTCGTCAACCGGAACCTTCAGGTAGCGCTGCAAGGCGCCGGCGGTCTTGTACCGCTTGTTGTTTTGGAGAATGCCGTAGCCGTCGACGTTGAGTGTGGAATCAACGGTGGCCTTGAGTTTGGTCTGTACGGCCGCGACCAACTGAGAATATGGCACGGAGATGACGCCGTCGATCTTGGTTCCCATGACCTGCTGCCAGCGGCTGATCGTCTTCGGACCGAGCATCCCGTCGATCAGAAGCAAGTCCGAACCGCTCGCCGGAGCCGAGTCCCACTCGCTGAGAATCCAAGGAGTCGTGTTCGCGTCCGCGTCGGCTTCGCCGGAGATATGAACATGACCCGGATGCGGGTCGTCGCTGTTGTCGTGAGGAGTCCAGCCGGTCGATCGAGACCATTGGGTGTTCTCGTAGTTGATGTAGAGCATTCGACGACGGTTCTCTTCGTGAGAGACAAGGTCTGAGACGAGAGAGTGCCCATCGATTCGAGTGAACGCACTGCCGAGCATGACGTCGATCGCTCGGTGCTCCGGGATCGTATCGTCGTCCTGATCCTCGGCCCGAACACCGACGGTGTCGTCCTCGTTGTGACCGGATACCCGGAGTTTGTGAGTGTCATCGCCAATGCCGTAGATGACCACGCCGGGCCTCTTGGCTTTGATCTGATCGGTAAGTACCTGCATGCCTGGTGCGCGCATGTTGTTCTCCTTTCTACCACAGTTTGGTGTCGCCAGCTCTTCGAGCAACAAGCAAGCGAGGGAGTTGTCGCTCGTCGCCGTAGTGAATGGCATTGTGTGTTACATGCGTGGTGGTGATTAGAAACTCTGGGTCGAGGATGCTCTCGTCTCCGTCGATGATGTCGCGTCGAGTCATCGGATTGAGATGATGGATGTACAGACGACTGTGAATGTCGTAACCTTCGATCCCGAGATCACACCCGTTGTCTCGAGCAATGACGTAACTACGAATATGGCGCCACTGAGGAGACGTGTAGAACTGTTGATTGATCCATCGATCGAACCCGAACGTTGAATCACCAACATGACCCCGAAGTTCCAAGTACCTGAAGCGCTCGAGAAGGGTATCGAGTCGCCTAAGCTCAGTATAAGTCCGGATCCTCATAACCAGCCTCCTCATGTAGAGGCCCTTGTCCCGTGTACGAACGCATCGCGTTGATGGCTTCCTGGAACAGCTCCTCACTCTTCTGTTGCGAGTTAAGATTGCCGATCTTGGCTTCCATCAATCGATTCTCTTGCTGAAGTCGAGCTTGCTCGAGCTTCTCTCGAGACGAACCAAGCTTAAGGAAGTGAACAACCTCTGCTGCAGTAGCAGTACCTTCCTCAAGACGCTTCTGAGCGAGGTCTGTAGCCAGAGAAATCAGCTGGTTCTCTCTTCCCTCAGGAGTTGTGGCCGGCTTTCCTCGACTTCTCGAACTCTTACCGTCACTACTCCGAGTATTCATCGGTCTTTCAACTCCTTCCGGTGTACTTCCGAAGGGTTTCCAGGTGAAAAATTTTGCCCAAAAAACCCTCCGGAGCTATTTTTTTGAGCGCGGCGATGAGAAAGGGGGGTACAATTTGCGGACCCCCCTCCCCCCCTATGTCTTTATGTTTCTTGAATCACTTTTCGATAGAGACCAAGAACGTTCTCGCGTGCGATCTCGTCGATCGCATCTTGAATCGCTGCTTCCTGATCAGCATCGGAGAGCTGATCTGAAGTGTTGACCACTCTAGCGAGGAAGGCCGTTGTTTTGTAGCCCATGGTCTCATCAAAAGCAAACCATTCGTCCCACTGTGTGAAGGGATTGAATGGATTGTCGACAGTAGTGAGCATGCTTTGCGTCGTCATCGTTCTACCCTCCAAGTCCTCTCTTAAGAGTGGTCAGTGAGACACCAAGAGCATCTGCTACTTCGGCTTGGGTGTACCCAGAAGCCAACATTGCTCGTGCTCTAGCTTCCTTAGCAGAAGTCATCAACAAGTCCACCTTAGGAGTGGCTAGCTTTTTGACTCTATCCAGATCAGCATTAGATAGAATCTTATCAAGCTTAGTATGACTGATGGCGCCTGCCTGTATAGCGGCCCATTCTGCATCGGTGATCTCAATTCGATGCTTCTGGGCGCCGGTTCTATTACGAGCTCTCTGTAGCTCTCTTGATTTGAGTTTCTTGACCTCGTCTGCTTCCATGTCCGGGTGGGCTTGCCGTTTCTGGTGGACAGCGGCATTCGCTATGACCTGGGCTTGTCTTTCTAATGGCGCGTTTCTAAGAGCAATTCTTAGCTTCGCATCCAGGTCTGCCACTTCCTTGTGATAGGCGGCTTTAGCAGAAGGAGACCAATCAGCAGTCTTAGTGTGAAGCGATGCTAGCCTAGCTTCTCTAGCCAAAGCCTTCAACCTATTCGAGTGGTCTGCATAGACCTTCTCTATTGGTGTGCCTGAGGATAGCTTGTGTGCGTTGTCTTCCTCAGCAAGCTTGGTAGAGCGCTCGGTCTTTAGTACTACTCGACCTTGTTTGTTTATGAAGGTCGTTCCCGTTTCATTGAAAACTTTCTTTCCGGTTTTAGGATCAATCCGGAACGATTGCTTCCTTTCAAGAACGTCCTTCCTCGCCGATGCCCTAGAGATCAGTGTTGCTGCACCAGCATTACCTTTGCCTTGGTACTTGGCCTTGAGTTGAGCAATTCCATTGTCCTTGGCAGAGGCTTTCCAGTCGAGGTTGTGTTTCTCCGCATCGATGACCACCATTGAATGCCGAACTGCTCGAGCTAGCTCGGCGGTACTAGCGCCTCGGATGGTCATGTCTGTGATTAGGTTGGAAACGTTACCCATTTCAAACGCCTTTTGTCTAGGCGTCATCCTTGGCATTCCAGGGTAGTGAGGGTAAGACGCTTGAGGATCGAAATCTTTCAAGCCGGTGAGAGCAGGCGCATGCTTAACTCGACCTTGATTGTTAGGTATTACTATGACCGTGTCGCCATCGAAGTCAGCACCAGATAGTTTCTTCGCCACGTTATGGTTAATACCAATAGCGTCTGGTGCGTTACCTAGAAGCTTCTTTGCTTCGGGCTGACGGTTGTTCACGGTAAGTTCAGGAATCTCGAATACTCCGCCGTGTGGATGGCGGATAAGAACGACACGTTCGCCATTCTTATAGTTGGGCGCGTAGACTTCATTCTCCCGCATCGAGTTGATTGGGAGAATAACGTGGTTGGCTTGACGAGGAAGATGGGCCGCCGCTAGATGAACTGCCGAAGAATCAGCATCGTCTGCAAAAGCATCCAGCAGACGCTTCTTAACTGCAGGATTGGTCAATGACATGATCTCATTGAACTGCCTCTGTTTTTGATCAAATGTCATGTCGAGCTGCGACTTAGCAAGAGCCGGACTTTGCTTCGACAGCATCTGAGAAGAGAGACTACGGGACCACGTTTCCCATCGACCTTCTTCATTGACTATGTTCATGGCACCATGCTGACGACTAATAGTGGCACCGAATGGGCTGTCTGGATCACTGCTCAACGGTTTCATTGCGTCTAGCTTATGGCCAGTGTCGTGTTTGTTTGTGTTGAAGACGATGTCGGTGCCAGGAGGAAGGTCGTCTTTGTACATCGCCATGCCTTTAAGGTAATGCGTGCCATCTACGGCAATGCGAACCTGAGCATAACGAGACTTCCCCATGGAAAGATCATTGACGCCTGGACGAATGTAGATCACACCGTCAGCTTCTGAGCCGCCTTGATTAGCGTACCGAACAGCGATCCTCTTAGAGCTAACAGATCGAGGAGCCCTTATAGAATCGAATGATCGACCCCCGTCTTCACTGAAATCAGCGATACTCTTGATATTGTCGCGATTCCGGAAGACCTCCGAATAAGTCACGCCTGGTGCAGCGAGAACTTTCATCGTAGTCTGTTTGCCTGTGCCCAGCTGCTCGACTTTGACGTAATGAACGCCGTAGCCCTCTTCTCTCAGAGCAGCCAAAGCAGTCTTAAGCTTAGTTTCGCTGATGCCCAAAGGAATGTGGTGCTCGCTTCCAGCACCGACGTCCACAAAAGATTTCTTAGCAACTTGATCCTTGAGCATGGACGTTGTCGCGGCGAGGATGTTGGCTCGATCTTTCTGACCAGGAAGCAATAGAGCTCGAACTGATGACTCATTCAGCGCCATCCTTTGACCAATGGCTATGTTTGAGTAACCTTTATCTTTCAAGCGTTGAGCCTGATTGATCTGCTCTTGCTTCTGTTGGTTTTTAGCGATCGAACGAAGAGCGCGAAGTTCTGTCGTCGTCATACCGAAGCCACCGGCGATTTCAGTTTCGCTCATCCCTTTGCTTCGTAGGTCATCGACCATGCTTAGGAACGATCGATTTCGAGTACTGACGTTTCCACCCGAACCCCAGGGATAACGGCCGGAACGCCGAAGAATCCCGTAGTGTGCCAGATAAGCTTCTTCATCCAGGATCAAGACGTCACCTCCGCCTTCAGCTCGTTGATTCGTTTATCGAAGATCCGAATTCGATCCATGACCAGAAAGATATCTCCTGGTTCTGGTATCTCGAGTTTCACGTTGTTGTTTTGGTAGATGCGAAGTTCGATTGCTATCTCGTTCGGCTTGAAGCGGTATTCCAAGCAGAAGAGTGCAGCGTAGACTCTAAGCTGAGCCATCGAGACTTCATTTACGCCGGTCTTAAGATCGTGAATCCGAAGGGTGTTGTTACGAAAACCAACACAGTCCGCATGGCCATAGCAGTTGTCCGAGTAATAAAGAATCTGCTCGGGTGTCATGCCATAGCCAATGGCGTCGTTAACGTACATGTTGATCGTCGATCGAAGATCTGGAAGTTTGATTCTCAGTCGAATGGCGTCGTGTGCGAAGGCATGGAATTCGATTCCACGACGAGCGGCTTGAGCGGCGAAGAACACTCGGTCAAGCTTATCTTCCTCGTAATTTACCCAGGCGGGAGAGCTGGGGCTGAGGAACGCATGCGTGCCCACGAGATTCGAGCGTGTATTGAATTGCATCGAGAATTTCCTCTTCGTTCTCGGGATAGATTGCAGCGGCGAAAGACATCTCGTTCATCTTATCGATGTAGTAGAGTTGATTCGGTCGATACGGCGCAGTTTCACTTCGCTTGACTTCTAAAGCAAACCAGAACCAACCGATAAGAACGAGAAGATCCGGAATCCCCTGACGAAGATTCGGATTGTTAATAATCACCAACGACCCCGGGAAGCGTTTCTCGATTTCTTGGCGAAGGTGGGTTTTGTAAGCTCTTTCTAACGCTGTTTCTGTCATCGTGCCTCCAAACAAAAAAGAGACAAATGATAGGAGGCTTACTCTACCCCTTCTATCATAAGCCTGGTAGAATCGACTACTTAATATGATCTAGGTCAAAACGCAGAACTGTTGGCGAGTAGGCCAAACTGTTTCTCGAGTTTCTGCACGAGACGAATAGTTCCACGCTTGAGTATAGATCTCGGCTGCAATGAGCCCGAATTGCATAGCAGCTTCGTGCGGACTTGGAAAGACAATGTTCGTCCTTACATCCATCACTGGAGGCTGGTTTATTGGGTTCTCGAATTGTCGATGATAGCGAAACGCAAACCATCGAGGACGCCAAGCCAAGTTAAGTACTTGGTTATCGGTTCGATCGCCGTTCAGGTTGATAGGGGTGTCGAAAGATGGATGTGGTTTCCGAATAAATGCTTCGGCAACCAATTTGGAGATGGCTCTTGTCGAATACTTGCCATTTCCTCGATAGAGCGAAACGTATACCGTTCCCTGTTGATTCATTTGAATGGTAAGGACGCGACCCTCAGCATTGCGAACCGCGCCAAAGGTATCGATCGTGTAATGATCGAATCCTGGGATCGTTTTCCTTCTCGTGTCCATTTTATGGCTTTGTTCCCTTTCATCCACATCTTGCCAAAAACCAAAAATTTTCGAGAAAAACTTTTTTAAAAACGCGTTTTCCATATAGTGTGTTTACTATACTATATTAAGTTGCTCGCGTACAAAAAGTTTTTGCTCTAGGATTTGGCTTTTTGGCAGAATCTCGCCGAAATCGTGCCCGTTTTGTTATACTTGATTATATTGCATCCACCCTGGCCCGACTAATCCTTAATTGACCGGATAAAGAGCGATTCGTTAAAATTCTGCTTCGCCCGTAGACTTTTTGCCACTGCGCGGTCAATCAAGCTCTCCGACACCAGCGCGTAGTAATACAAGACCGAAAACGGAGTGTTTAGGCGATCGGTCCTACCATGTGCCTGATGCCAGTTTTT